GTCAGGGTCAGCAGGTGTTGTGCAATCACCTGTAAGTGGTGCGGTTGAATTGGCGGGTACAACAACCTCACTTACTGTTGATGCAATGCCGCTTATTTCACTAGATAAATCACCCCACTCGGCATCATTACTTACAGACATAAGTCCACTTGGTGCAGCGTTTGTGTCTTTTGTTGGCAAAGCGGCTAACTCTAAATGGTTTCCTGTTGTCATAAATAATTTACCAAAGTATTTTTCAGAAGAATAAACGCCTGTGCTACTTAAAAAAGCAGAAGTATAACTAAATCCAGCTTTAGCAAAAATTAAATCCACCATTGTCTTTAATTGAATAGACGGTCTAAATTGATTAATATCAACACTATAATCATAAGCAGCTTCTACTCCTGCATCGTTTACTAACGTATTTGCTGTTGTTTGGTCTAGGTTTAAATATCTTGCTTCGTTAGGGTCGTAATAAAACTTTTCTCTAGTTATAGACATAGGATATACAATCTTAGAAACTTGTGCATCACTATCGTATAAACTTCCACCTGCTGTGTTCTGTAGTGAATTTCCCCAAGAAGCAGCTAAATTAGTTTCATTATAAACGTGGTTAAAATCTGCAGAATAAGCACCATCATCTCTTACAAAAACATCTTTTAATCTTTGTTCACCTATTGTACTAAATAAAGAAGCACTATTTGACATTAACACCACTTCATAAACTTGTGCTTTTTGATATACTGATTTTAGTTGTAATCTGCCTTCCATTTGTGGCACTGTACCTACATATAAAATAGCATCAAAGGACTTTCTTGCAGTAAATACTAAAGTGTCTAAATTAACATTATACCAATCCTGAAAGAATTGATTGTTGTTATCAGTAAATGGCAATTTAAATGTTTGACTATAACTACCTTTTCGTTTTTCGGGTTCTTTAACATCAGAAAACTGAAAGTTTAAAGAAACATTAGGTGCTTCTTGTAAATCTAAATTATAAGCTGTAGTAGCTGTTGCAGCACTTGTAGCTTTTCTATATGCAACTAAACGTACATTCATTATGAATTAGTATTAACAGGATTAGCGTATTCTATGTTGATTGTGTATTTAATTAGCCTATCATTAGCAACCGTTTTTTTAACAAAGCTACTATCCTTAACCATTACAGCTTGTGTAAAATCTGTATCTGTATTTTCAACAATATAAACATCAGTTGACATTATCAGCTTTTCTAATAGGTTTGCATCTTGTTCTGTGATCCAATCAGTATTTAAAGTTTCACTTAATGTAGCTGTTGTTTGTCTTGTTGTTTTACCTCTTTGTGTGTTATTATAACGCCATTTAGACCTATTAAATGTTCCAAGTGTTGAACTATAGTTGTTTCTTTGAACGTTAATAGTTTGCGTTGATTTCTTTTTAAAATTAAAATAATCATAACCACCTACAGAATTACGCCAAGCTAATCTACGTACTTTATATCCTTTACAACTTCCATCTTGTTTTATAAAATAATAAGTAGCTGTTTTGTATGCAATAGTACCCGTTGCATTTCCTGTTCCTCTTATTGTATAATAAGCCCAACCTGAAAAGTTAGAGGGTTGTGCATCACCTGCACTACCACCATTAGGCGTGACAGTTGATGCTTCTAAATTACCCGCACCACAACCAAAATATAACAATCTTTCTGCATCAGTTAAAGAACCATCTGTAGGTGCTTCACCACCATTTCCTGAAACATTTGGAATGTATTGTTCATCACCTATTTTTACACCACTAGAATTATAATACACTACTTCTATAAAATCAATATCGCTGTCAAAATTAGCATTGTCATTTAAAAAAGCAACTGTATGATAGTCTGTGTCTTGTATATAGTTTAAATATCCACTTAAATTATAATCACCTGCACTTGTTTCCACATCACTTAAAAATAAATCAGTTGTGCCTGAAGCGTTATATACATTAAAAGCGTTAGATTGGATATAATCTGCACTAGAGCTTCTTGCTGTCATTAAAGGCAAAGACGCTTGTAAATACCACAACGTGTCATTGACTGTTGGCGATGCAAATTCTGCGGGGATAGAAGTTTCGTTTTCAGCATATTGTTGATATGCTTTAACAAAGATTTTTTTTATTTGATTATCATTTGTGCTAAATGGCTTTGCTGGTGTATTAACACCGACTTTATGTATTGTTCTAAATGGTTGTCCTGTGTCGTTTTGGTCAATTACAGTATCTTGTAGTTGAGAATTAACAGTATCTCTTAAATCAAAAAATGCTCTTGCTCTATTAGCTGCAATATCAGAACTATAGCCATTTCTTCTTTGTTTCATTTTAGCTATCAATAATCCTGAAGCATCATCTAATCTAACTTCTAAAATTAGTTTAAAATAATACAAGCCACTTATACTGTCTTGATACACCATATACCCAATAAGTGGTGTCCAATTAGTAATAACAGGTACTTTAGAGGTGGTGTTCACAGGTTCTTGTACAAATGATATATTTCCTATTGCCATAATTTATTATTTTTTACCTTTCATTCTATTTGCTATATCATCTTGTAAATCTTCTGCGTAAGCATTAGCTATTTTGTCGATATAGTATTTCATATTTTTCTTATACGGTGCAGAGAAGAATTGTGTTCGTTTTAATCCTCTTTGTGCTATTGCTCTACCTATAACAAAAGCAGCACTTCTTATACTAGAAGCTGTTTTAGTTTTAAACCTTCCATCTTTACCTCTTAATCTTACACCCCTTGTTCCTATCCATTTTTTAATCACACCTCTTGCTATATTCTTCTTCTTAAATCTAAATTTACTTTTTCCACCTCTTGCTCTACCGCTGCCTTTATATCCACCTGAACCTCTAACGCCTTCATCTACGAATTGCCAATACTTAGCAGAACCGCCAAATTTAAATGTTATTGCTTTAGGCAAATCGCCAGGCACTATCGTTCCTAATTGATAGCTAAAGTTTTTAATTAGTCTTGACCTTCCCATTCCTGCGGCAGCTAATCTAATTCGACCTGCTCTAACAACAGCTCTACCAAATCGCTTTAACATCTTTTTTGTTTTGGGTAGTTTCATTAGCTATTTGGTGTTATAGGCACAATACAAAGATTGTTAGTATTATTAACTTCAATAGTAATATCAGCAGCCCAGCCTGTAAGTTCATTCTCAAATCGTGCTGTAAATGGTTCTACTGTAATTGGCGTTTCTAACACTACTTCATTATCTACCCACGATGTTGAATACATAGCGTGTTTAAATTCGTTTATAACGTCCTGCATTATTTGTAGCGTTTCAGAATAAGTATCTGTTCTTGCTGTTCTTTCGTTATTAGGTGCATCGCCTAAGATTTGGTCGTTAGTCATATCCATTACATAGATAGTAAACGAGTAGGTCATAACACCTGTATTGATAGTAGCTTCGCCAGGTTCAGCATACAATATAACATAATCAGTAGCACCTAATTTATTAATATCAACTTCAGATAGTCCGCCTGAATGAAAGCTATTTATTTCATAATGCTTTTCTGCTATTGTTTCTAAAAATCCTACTACGTTTCTAAATGTTATCATAATTAGTATTTATTGTTTTGCTTTATGTTATAGTCTTGCGTATATGATAAGTATGTTAACACCTCCAATATAGGCAGTTTTGTTATCTTCTGTATATTTAAGATATTCTGATTTGCAAGAGAATAAAGCGTATTATACCAACCCCATTTGGATTGTAAACTTATGCCTTTTGTTGTTTCAGTTCCATTGCTTGTAAATAGTTGGCTGAACTTGTCGCCAATGTCAACCCTAAATTCAAAAAAAAACCTAGCGAACTTAATGCTATATCCATTGGACAATCTTTAAACAACTCCTCTTTAAACTCCTCTGGGTCGTACGGCTCTATGGCGTACCTACCCCCTCTTTTAAATGTTATCTTTCTATACAGTATGGACATAATAATGTGCAGGTTTTTAATTGGGTCATCTTTACAATATGCTTCCAAATCAATATACTCGCCTGTTGTTATTGCAGAAAGATTAGGACAGAAACCATATTCATCATCTTTAAAAACAAACGTCTTTCTGAATTGTTGTTTATCTGGTTCTGTGTCTATCATTTTCTTTAATATATCCATAATTTCAATCAGGTCTTTATAATTCATTTTCTTAACTATCGCTGTTGTAGTTCCGCATAATAAAGCTAAACTATCTACAATCTTTTTTTTCTCGCTTCCTTTACCTAATTGAATGTCCACATATTTTTGGTATGTTCCTATTGTTATATCAGACCATTCTGTAGGTATGCTTAATTTGACCTGTTTCATTACTAATAAATATAAAAGTTAATAATTCGTTTTTTACAATATATAATACTTACCACTATGATTAACTGACAGCTTGTTTAAACACAAATAACGTGTAGCATCAATTAAGTGATCGTTAATCTTTACAGGCGTATTTAATACATCACCATTTTTGTCTGTTGCCCATTTATAGCTTCTAAATTCTTTAATAGCATTTAGACTATCTTTAGTTATATGTAGTTTGTATCTACGCATAATATCTATTCCTAAATGTATTCCTGCACCTTTCTTAGCGGGTTTTATATTAAAGCCCTGTCTATAGATTTCTTCTATTGATTTAGGTTCTGCACTATCACCTATTATTTCAGTTTGTCTATCAATGCCAAATTCTCTCAGCTTATTAGCTAAGTCAGTATTAGTTAAACGCTTCTCATATAGTAATTCTCTAATATATAAGCTGTCCTCTAATTGCCTTACTTCTACTAATGCTGTTGGACTATTAGTAAATCCAAAGTCTAAGCCATAACCAATTAAACGACCTTGCACGTCATCTACTAAATTAAAGTTCCTGAAGATAGCAGTTTGTATTGTTCCAATTTCACCCATTCCATAAACACGATAGTATTCAGGGTCTATGTCTTTTAATCTTTCAATCTCTGCTATTGTATCTTCATCTAAAAAAGGGTTTGCTCTATATGTAGATTTTAAGAATGTGCAGTCATCTCTTGTATGCACTTTTTCATATATCCAGCTATACGGATCAGAAGGGTTATAATCTAAATATATCTTTTCTGTAGTTCTTAATATAAGCTGTTGCCAATCTTCATAGTTAAATTCGTTAGCTTCATTACACCATAAATAGTTTCTTTTTCTACCTCTGATTTTAACGGGCTGGTCAACTGAAATAAATTCGATTAAATTGCCATTAAGCGTATATGATAATTCAGATTTATTGTGGTTTGCTTCACTGTATAATTCTAACTCTTTTAAGATATTCAACACATCTCTATATGCAGTTCCCTTTAATGCTGGTAGTGTCTTTCTACATATTGTAAATACTTTGCCTGTTTCTTGTAGTGCTTTAACAATAAACAACTGACAAAGCGAATAGGTCTTGCTAGAACGCGTACCCCCCTGTAAGCACGTTATTCTAGTTTTAGACCCATACGCCTTGTGAAATACATTTGTTGTTTTAATCTTTGCCTGTATCAATAACTTCTATTTTAAGTTCAGTGAGTGATTTACCACCACTTGTTATGTCTAGCTTTTCAGCATATCCTCTATCTTTAGCTTTTGATTTTAGATAGAAGATTATACTTGTTTCTTTACCGCTAGATATATTTTTTATTAATTGCCCTTCAACATAATCTATCTGAGCTTCTTTAATGTCTTCAACTGCTTTAGCAAATTCTTCATCTTCTCGCATATAACGATAGTATGTGCTTCTGCTTATATTACCAGCTTTTTTACAAGCGTGATATATTAGTCCTTGCGTTTCTTCTAACGCCTTTAATAATTTCTCTTTTTTATTCTGTGCCATTTGTATTATTTAATCTATTATAATTAGAGCGAGTAGGTGGCTTCGAACCCCATCTTTATGCTGGATGCATAACGCTTTACCAATTAAGCTATACTCGCAGTTTTCCTTTATACATTCCTATTCCCATTTCTTTAATTTTAGAAAAAGGTATAATAGGAACATTTAATTTACAATTTTTATCAATTAAATAAATATATCTTAATTGATAGCCGTCTAAAGGTGTTGCATTGATTTTTTTCATTAATTTACTTACACTACCATTTAAAATTCCACTAATTTTTCTGTATTTTTTTTGTATTAGTGTAGGTCTTGTAGTTTCAAAATTTAATTTGTGACTTATTGTTCCACAAGGCAGTTTAAATAATTGTGTGTTTTTTTTAATTCCCGTCAATAAAAAACCTGAAGCTCTATATATTGTTCCGTCTCCACATTGAGTGGCATCAGCATAACTTACAATCCATTTAATATGAGGTGCATTTTTTTTTATCAATTTTATACTGATAGCTATACATCTACTCTCTGCATATTTAGGCAATATATCACTAAAAGCCATTCTATTTAATTCTAAAAATTCATTCCACTTTGTTAACTCTGTTTTGTTTTGTGTTTCCACTAAAGATATCATTTTTCTTTTATCAATAGGACAACCATAAGACATAACACCACCCAATTTGCTATCTAAAAAACAACCAAAGTGTAGTTTGCTATTTGCAACTATCTTGCCAGAGTAATGATGTTTTTTTACAAAATCATTTGCTCTATTACTTGGTATAACTTTTAGTATTATTTCTTTTGCCCTCCCCATTGTGATATCAATAAATATAAAGCATTTCCATTACTATTTTCATTTCCAAAAGTTTCAATATATTTAAATTCTTCTGTTTTTTTTATGTCCTTAATTTTATTTCTTATTAGTTCAGCTTGTTTATCTGCTAAAGTAAATGTTATTTGCTGAAACGGCGACTTGTCGCTATCATCTAATTCAAATGTGTCATCTAGTTTATCTATATTTAAACCTAAATCAATGTGCTTAAAACCCCAATCAACAAGTTCGTCTATATCAAATTCATTAGCCAATATATCCATATCAAACTCTCCAGAATTTTTATTAAGACGTATATTTAATTCTCGTTCTTCTTCCTTGCTTAAATCTAGAACCACACAATTTATTTCAATATGCCTTAATTCTTTGCACACCTTTAATCGCTGGTGTCCCCCAATAACAGTATTATCTTTATTTACTATAATTGGATCAACTAATCTAAATTTTTTAATTGATGCTTTTAAATCATTATACTGCTTTGTGCTTATTTGTCTAGGATTATAAGTAGCAGGTTTTAAATCTTTAATTAATTTACTTTCTATTTTCATAATTATTTAATTTTCGGTTTAAATCTATTAACGCATACACCTGCACACATACCAATTCGAGGTGCTGTATTCTGCAATATGAATTAAATGATTTATCGCTTTCTGCGTTTATATGACAATCTCTACATAATGCAATTAGATTTTCAATATAATCATTTTTGGTTTTATTTCTTTTTTCTATGTGGTGAATATCAACTGCACGACCACCACACATTTCACAAGGTATAAAATCCTGCTCACCATAACCAAAAAAATTCATATATACTTTAGTGTGATTTTGCATATGCCTTAGGTCTTATATTAAAGTCATCTGTTTTAGCAGCTACAACAAATTTACCACCGCAAAAATAACAACCATCATATTCTAACATTAATGTCATTCTGCTGCAACTGCAACAAAATCTAAACACTTGTCCTTTTTTTTTCATCGTCCTTGTCCTCTATATTTTTTAATTGGCTTATTGTTCTTACTGTGTATTCCTTTACGCTTTTTGCGTTTCCTTTCTCTGTGCGTATATCCTGTTCTTTTAGCCATTTGTTTTACAACTATTTACATATACCTTAGCTAATTTTGCTAATGTTTGCTGAACACAACTAGAACAGCTTGATGGCTTTTTATTAGCATTAAATACTTTATTATATAATCTAACTAGAGTGGCTTGGTCTTGTCCTTTTATAGTTCCACTCTTTAATCTTGGCAATACTTCTTCATATATCTTTAATTCATCTTCTGTAAATTGTCTAACCTTATTATAAGGAAACATTTTGTTTAGTTTCTCTTTTCGTTCATCACACCCGCAATCATCACCTAATACAGCTTTAGCAACCTTATCTATTCCTGTTGCTTTAGTTATGCGTTCAATAGTGTCGCCTAAACCTTTACTCTTTGTCATCATTTAAACCTTTTAAAATTTTCTTTTTTAATTTAACATCATCAATGATATTAAAAGTTCTATTTAATATGACGTTTATAGAATTGGTTATTATATTCATATAGTGCGGTTGTTCTGCTAAAAAGTATTCTTTGCCTTTTTCGTCTTTAAAAGACAAAACACTATCTGTTTTAAAACTATCGCTTTTGCAGTTTTTTAATGCTCTTAGTATTCTAGTTTTTTTCATCTTTCGTTTTTTAAATAATTTTTAACATTTCTAATTGCCTTATATAATGTGTTCTTATTAATCTTTGTTTCTCGTGCCATTTCAGATAAACTATAACCTTCACGATAATATATTCTAAAACATTCTGCATCAAACCAATATAAATCTTTTAGCTTTTCTTCTACCCACTCTAGGCGTTCTTCTACTTCTTGTTTCTGTTTTTTAGTTTCCACTACTGTATCAGGACTAATGCTTTCTATTGTTGTTGTTGTAAAATACTCATAGTATTTTCTGTATTTATAATGATACCTGCTTGTCTTTGACTGATATTGATTTAACATAACTCTAACGACATAAAATGTCATCTGCTTCTTTTTGATTATTTCGTTGATCCGTTTAGCATCACATTTATATAGTTCTTCAATTACAAAACTTAATAAGTCGTCGTCATCTTTACCGCTTGTTATGTTATAAGCAATATCCTTTAACTTATTATAGTTGTCAGTTAGGTAATTGTTTAACATATTTTTACAATAGAGGGTATATTTATTTGTTTCATTAAGTTGTATTCAACACTTGATATTTTACTTGCTTCTAATTCTATTACGTTATCAAATCTCTTATCCACTTTCTTATAAATATAATTTAATATATTTTCGTTTTTTTTCAAATCTCTTAAAATAAAAGATAATTCAGCACCACTATCAAATAAAATTGTGAACAAGTAATTGTTAGTATCGTAATAATCCCAATACAATCTTTCTTTTCTTGTATTAAAAAATGTTGGCTTAATTTTCATTTAAAAAGTCCTGTTTGTATATATTGATTTTCTTTGTAAATGTCATTTGCACAATTTAATATATGTAAACCCAATTCACTGTTGACTGCGTTTCTTTCTTCTAATGGTATTTTGCAAGCTCTATTTTTGTGTCCTTTAATCATTGTTCCAATTTCATCTTTTGGTTGCTTAATTTTTGGGATTTTAAAATTAGACCAGAAATAATGTCTTCCGACTTGTTGTGGTTTTATCAATGGTTCATAATAGCTAACAACATTCTCAACACAAAACTTGCCTTTAAAAAATTGCTTTAAATATATTATTTCTTCATACAAAGACATATCTGGATATTTTTTTTCTTTTCTTATTTCATTTGTGAAATAATTTGTTCTTGAATGTGTTTGACAAGGCGGACTTGACCAAATAAAATCAAAATCTTGATAATTGTCTAATAGATATTGGTGTGCATCTGACACAACAACTGTGTCATTTGGGAAATACTTTTTATAAGTGTTTGCAATTTTATTATTATTTTCAACTGCTGTTATTTGGTGTTCATCAGTCCATAGTTTTCTATTGCCACCAATACCTGCATATAAATTAAGTATTTTCATCTTACTTTATTATTTAAGTATCTATCAATAACAGCTACAGCTTCGTCATATCCATAAACGATTTCAGCAACATAGCCACGTTTGTTTAATTCATTACGCCACCAAAGTTGTTCTTTTGTTGGTCGTCCTTTCTTTGTTTTAACTTCTAAGAATAATCCATAGAAATAAATAAAGGGATCAACTTCAGGATTTACTACTTTAGGTTCAAATATAGCCAAATCGGGAAAACCCTTTTTATAGCCACTTGCTTTCATTTTAATAGCTTGTGTCATTGATGTTCTTAACCCACCTGCTGAAGCACAATATAACGTATTCGGATATTGAAGCTGAATATAGTTTACTATTGATTTTTGTAATTGGTATTCTTTCATATACAACTTTTTAAAATTTCTTTGCACAATTCATAAGGCACTACGCTTCTTTCATAATTACCTTTTAAACCTTGTGTTCCTGTTTTTGATCCACGTGGTGCTTTTTCGTGATGACAATTACAATTTTTTTGTCTATAATTACACATTGGTCTTGGTTTCCAACCTTTTTCATTAAACCAATCAGCTAAATTGTCTGTCCAAATATCTGTGGGTTTCAATCTTGTATCACCATATTGACAATAACACACCGTTGTTCTTGGTATTCCTTTGACAACATCTAACTTTCTTAATTTGCCACGTGGATTTTCTATGAAAAAATGCTGTGGTTGAAACATATCTATAATATCGAGTGTTTTTTGAACTATCTGAACACCTAATTTTGCTTGTTCTGTTTTTGGTGTGTGGTCTTTGTGCCAATGGTGTCCAATACTTGCAACAGAAAAATATGTGCAAGGTGGCGAAGCCCAAATAATATCTGGTCTAAATGGCACTCTTGACACATCAAAGTCCATTATATCGCACACATAATCTATTTTGTCAAAATCCTTAATGTCGGTTGTAAATGTTTCCATTCCCATTTCTTCTGCAACTTTACTAAATGACCTTGATCCAGCAAATAATTCTAATACTTTCATAATTGTTCTTGTATTTCTGTTAATGCCTTATTTATTTTTTTACAATAATTTTCTGAAAATTCGTCTTTTTCTTTTTCAAATAATTCTAATTGACCAATCAAAAGGTCTTCTAAAAAAAGCAAACTTTCTTTTGTTATATCTATGTTCATATTTATTATTTTATAAGTTGTGTGTTTTTGGCAACCAATACAGATGTCTGTTTGAAAAAAAATTGGCAAATCACAACAGTCTGAAAACCTGTCTTCATAGTATTCTTCATTATCTATGTGAATATATTTCATTTATAAAATTTATATATTAAATATGACACCATTGGCGTTGTCATTATAATAGTAAAAATGTTTAAATGTGGTTCACCACAAAAACCAAATAAATGTTTTATAAATTCAATCATTTTTTTATCCATTTAGTTTCGCCATTATAGTTGTTTCTCTGCTGTATATAGCCAATACTTCTAAGGTGTTCGTGATATTCTTTAGTCTTGTTTACATCCTGTTCTATTCTTTTAGCATAATGAATATCATAATAATCAGGAAAAGAAATATCATTATAATAATCAACACCCCTTTTATTCTTCTTTACTTTACTCTTATCTTCTTTACTATACTCTACTCTACTAGCATTGCTATCGCTTTGCGTTCGCTTTGCGTTCGCATTATTCCACCTTTTAGAAGCACTTTCTTTAGCTTTAGCACTCTTGCTGTTAATAGTGTCTATATGATCGTTTAATCGCTTAGAATAAAAACAACCATCTTCTATAATAAATAAATCAAAATCTTCTATTACACTTTTTAATTTATCTTCATCACATTGTAAGCTAAATGCTAATACAGAATAATCGTCTATACATAGTTTATTTTCTTCATTAAACAATAATTCTAATAACGCCCAGAATATCCCGTATGCTTCCATTCCTAACTTAGAACGCATTTTAATTATTTTAATATCCGTAAAGCTGTTAGATTGATGTTGTAAGTAAGTTTTTTTCATATTGATATATTTAAAAAGATAGTGCCTATATTACAAAAAATAATAATAAAACAAAACAATACAAGTATCTAATACAGGCACTATCAAAAACAATTAACTAAAATGGGACTTGTTCTTCTGCTAATCTTGCTGAACTATCCTCAATCATAACTTCTTTAATCATTAAAGTATTATAGAATTTACCTTTATATTCTCTACTCTTTATATAAAAATCTATATTAACAAATTGACCTGTTGATAGCTTTCTTGAATGTTCTATAACATCTATCTTCTCTTTGCCAAAGATTTCAAATTGTTGTATGTGATTAAATCCACTATCTGCTTCTTCAATCGTTATTAATTTTTTAACAAAATCACCCTTCTGTGTGCTAATGTTTTCATTTTCTATGCTGGTTATTTCACCTCTAATTTTATACATAATTTATTTATTTATTGATTATTACTTCTTTTAAACGCATCTGCTTCATCTTCACCAAAACATTGGTGAGTATACAGATTGCAAAGTTTAAGGACACACCTGCTCATACTACGCTTCTCGGCGATGGCTACAGGATAACTGTTTTGATTATTACCTGGAGCTGCTTCACCATACGTTTCAATAGTTTTGTCGCCCATAGTTCCTGTTGCCTTTATTATTACACATTTAGTATCTGCTGAATTATATATTAATTCATAAGAAATATCTATATTATTATTGTACATTAGTTTCTCAATTCCAGACCTAGTTAGGATTGTGTAAAATTTATGCTTAAAATAGTCCTCATCAGTTAAATTATTTTCTATAAATAATCTATTTAAAATATCTTTCTTTGTTTCCATAGTATTTATTTAATAGTTAACAATTCAGTTAATTCCATATCGAGTATTCTACATAATCTAACAGCTTCACTTATTTTTAAAGTATCAGCACTTTCGATTTTTGATAACATAGTTGGATATGACATATTCATATAAGAAGCTAATTGTTTCTTATTAATCTTATTCTTGAACATTGCATATTCTATCTGTCCTTTTAGTTTTTCATTCATAACATAATTTTTATAATTAAAGTACAATTATAACAAAAATAATTGATACCACAAAAAAAATCTTTTATACTTATTAACAATTAGAATGTTAATAACTAATAAAGTTTTTTTAATAGCATTTGCATTATATATAAAAAAATGTTTATATTTGTTAAAGAATAGCAATAGTGCTACAATTTAAAAACAATACAAATGGAAAAAGAATTAACAACATCAGAAGCTTATATGGTAATAAGTGCATTAGAAACAGAAAAGGAAAGGTTTAACAAATGGATTAATGGAGAAATAGATGAAAAAAATAAACAATCAGCAATAGATTATGTTTCTCAATTAGATAGTATTATAAATAAATTGAAATAATTATGGAACTACATATTAAAGAATTTAATACAGAAACAGCAGATGGTATGAAAAGTGCCATTATGTTTGAAACAAATAACCCTGAGTATAAACTAATAAATAGCAGGTTAGATCCAACTTGGTATTTTGAAAAATTTATTAAAAATGATTAGAAGTAAATGCTGTAGTGCAAGATATTGGTACGAGTTAGACTGTTGTTCAAAATGTAAAGAACACTGCGAAACTTATGACGACAACCAAGAAGAAGAAATAAAAGAATTTAGAATAGACGGTAAAGGATATTTTGGTAGTGTTGTAGAAAAAGACAGTCTTATTCCATATTTAAATGTATGCGACATTCAATATGGCTCTGGATATATAAAATTTAAAGGCACGGAAACACAACTCGATGATTTCTTAATTGAACTCGGAAACAACGAAATGTATTTTAAAGCAATAGGAGTTCATACAATAAAAAATTAATTATGAAAACAAGTATAAAAGAAGAATTAATAAGCTACATAAATGAAAGAGTTGAAGAAATTAAACAATATAATGGTTCAGAATTAGAAGAATTACATTATCATTTATTCAATGAAGATTATTATATAATAGGAAACTGGCAAGCACAAGAATGGTTAGATAAGCACGGAATATCAGTTTTTGAAGCCTTTGAAATAATCAGAGAATATGAGGATTTTCATTTTGGTGAATGTAAGCATTATAAAAACGCAGAAGAAACTGTTAATATGTTAGTATATATTTATGGTGAAGAATTATTATATGAATTAGAATTAATATAAATATTATGAATGAATTTAAAGCAGGTACGCATAAACAGATAGTTTACGACTACCTAAGAACGCAAGGCAATTTAACAACACGCAAAGCTATGATAGAGTGCGGTATAATGGACTTACAAGGCGTTATAAGGGATTTACGTAAAGAAGGCGTAGATATAGCTTCAGAATATATTAAAGTGCAAACACGCTACACTAAAAGCAACGGTGAATTAAAATATGCTACTGTAAAAGAATATAGTTTAAAAGTCTATGATTATAAAACAGCAGAAGAATTTGCTGAATGGGATTATTAGGCAATAGAAGGACACCTGCTGAACTCAATTGCAGGTTGGAGTTGACATTAAAACCTACTTCAGATGTCCCCTATTTTTTCAATTTTTTAATCAGCTCTTTAAAATCTTGTCGCATACTTTTTATATCATATACTTTTTTGTTGTTTTTATCATAAGTATAATATGCACCAAGTTTTAAATTTTCACTGTAAATATGATCCGCCATATATTATAGTTTAGTTATAACTCCATTAACAAATTTATAGGTAATTTTCCATTATTCAAAACGACACCAGCACCTATAGCTGGTTTCTTTCCGTATTTAGCATAAGCCATTGCATAAGTTTCGTGATTAATACCACAACCAACCTGCATACCAAATACTCTAAAATTTTGACCTACATAGTGTTCACAATATGCTTGTGTATGTAAATGTCCTTGAACTGTATTCATCATATCTGCTCTGCATTTAGTTCTTGCCGTTCCCCCTTCACCGTGTAGATACTGAACACCGTCTTTTACATAGCGTTCCACAAAGTTCCAATTAGGCACTTCTAAGACTTCCTTATAGCTTTTAATCCATTTGCTAGGAATAGCAGATGTTTGTGCTTTACGCATAACCATTCTATCGTGATTTCCAATAATAACAGTAGCTTTAGGAAATGCTTTATACCAACGTGCTATTCTTTTTACCGCCAAATCTAATTCGTCAGCACCTGTCATTAATTCATTTCCACCATATGTTTCGTGATATGAGGCAAAATGGTTATCCAAACAATCACCAATCATCACCACCTCATTGCAGTCAAATTCATCATATTTTGAAATGCAGAATTGTAAGTATTTATCTAAACAAAATGGTTCGTGTAAATCACCAATAACAAGGACGTTATTTAAACCATTGCCTTCGGACAGGCGTGTTTCTTTTATTAAGTCGTGTTCCGACTTTGTTAATCTAAGACGATATTCTTTGAGTTGTTTTATTTCTTTTTCACTTTTTCAATACTCCGCCCACCAAAGTAAGCACCAATCACCGTAATTAATACAAGCTGTAATAAGTCAATCCAATTACTTTTAACATTAAATTCAATAACACCACCTTCAATAAAAATTAGTAATACTGTTGATACTACTAAAAAAGCTAATGTTAATGGTCTTATGTTTGCAGGAAGCCAACCAGCTTTATTATCGCTTTCCCACCTTCTTGTAATTTGTTCTTCTGCTTTTGCTCTTGCTTCTAAGAACAATGCTTCAAATTTAATCTTTAATTCTTGCTTTTCTTCTTTCGTTGTTGTTAAGTTATCGACAAGATTATTAACATCGAGATTTAAATTTCCAAATAGTTTACTTAAAAAATTCATATACAATTATAATTTATTATAGGTCTATATTTTGTTTTGTTGTTTTCGTCTTTATATGCCACTAATGTTTGTCGTCTATTGTCAACTACTTTCCAACTTATATGCACCCAAGCTGGTTCAGTAGGATCAATGTGTTCTGTTGCGTTTCCGAACTCTAATATACATTGATCAAAATCTAAATCTAAATCAATTAAAGCATCATAGATTTTTATGTTATCCATTTTACCGCGTTTGACATATTGCATATCAACAGCTTCATAACGACAATGCTGAGAATTAGAAGTTGAACCAATAGCTTCTGAAAGCTGAGGCGACCTGTAGCCACTTGTTATTCTTAAAGAACCGACTGCATTCCTGAGTGGTTGTAAAAGTTCAGTGGCTAATAAGGTCAATTTTAAAACACCTTCTTTTGAAGGCTCATTATCTATACCAAGACGTAAAGCTGTATTACTTCTTGTTAATTCTTTTAATGTAAAATTCTTTGACAAATAAACCATTATTCAAATTTCTTTAACATTATTTTATCTATCTCTTTCTGTATATCTTTCTTTGTTGCTTCTAGTTCCATCATTATATTAGCTTCAAATCTAACCACTTCTTCTTCTTCATCAAATACAATAATTGTAGGCACAGCTTTTATTTTGTGCTTGTCTTTTAAATCAGGATTATGACAAATAACAACATCTGATTTTTTACAGTCCTTTAAAACAGTAATATCAAAATCATTGTTTGTGTTCCATTCACTATTAAAATGAACAACAGAAACCTGTCCAAAACAAATACCAAAACCAAAAAACAACAAACCAAGTAGCACTAATAAAAGAACATCTAATTTCATATTTATTGGTTTAAGTTATATATCCTATCGTCAATAGTGTTTAGCTTATCTTCAATAGCATCTAATTTCTTACTATTTGACATAATTGTATTTCTAACTAATTCGTCTTTTAGCTGATATTCAGTAGAGCTAACCCAATTTCCATTCTCTAACGCTTTTTTATCTCTTCCTAGATCGGAAGA